TATGCCGTCAACTATAACATCCTCCGTATCGAAAATGGTATGGGTGGTTTGATGTATTCCAACTAAGCAATTTAATTTAGCCACTTATTATAAATGTTTTGGCAATTAGTGTTTCTCCTAGCTTTCGTTTTTATTTTAACGTATGATCCAAAATCGGGTACGCTAAACCACTTGGTAAGTGACCAAAAACCACCTCCACAAAACGCGGAGTGTAAAGAAGGTCATTACCAGGAAATTCAGTTTGCCCAAATGGGATACGAGTGTCCACAGGAAAAAAGAACGCACATGGGTGCGATTATAAGAACTTAAAAACTTAGCTCGTATTTTATATATAATGTTTACATTCGACCGCGATACCGCTACTATAGTTGCCGTGCTCATGTGTATTGTTGCCACAGTATACATGTACAGAGAACTTAATAAAACAAAAACCGAAATGGAAGGTGTCAAGGGATTTTACGGAAATCTCATGGCACACTTATCCAGACCACGCACACCAAAAAATTTATCCGAAGATCAACCACAAAATGAGGAGATTTTAGAAACCCAAGATGACAAATCCGAAGAAGAATCTTCAGAATAATCATCTTATTCAATTATAACTTGCTAATGAGCAATGAAGAAATACAAAGCAATAGCTATACCAGTTACATTTATAGGTGATAAACCACGTTTTCTCACCGTCCGGGATCGAAGGTTCAAAGATTGGATTTTCGTCACCGGAGGGTGCAGGCGAAGAGAAATACCAAATCCATTAAGAACGGCTTTGAGAGAACTCGAAGAAGAAACCAGAGGTGTTATTTCCCTGAAAAGAGGGGAATACACGGATTTTAAATTTACAGTAAAAGAAGCTCCGGGTATTGAATTAGAATACAACGTATTCATATTTTTCGTAAACTATACCATACAGGACCAAGTTGAACTCATACGAAAATTCAACGAAGAAAAACAAAAAATGAACCTTCGCAAGGTTCAAAAACAACCTATCAAAAGAACACACGACGAAAACGATTTTATGAATTTCGAAACACTCGCGGAGTTTAGTACCAAAAAACAATGGGATCGCATAGTTAAAAACGTACTAAACAACCCAGAGTTTTACGCGTGTGTGACTTCTCTCGATAGAAAAACCTTCTCTATTAAATAATGAAGTCTAAAACCTACATTTTATCCCAAATACGCGACCTTCTCATTGAAAGACACGCATATACTCCAGAACGCGCAGATCGTTATTTGGAATTACACAGGGAAGATAAAGTCTACGAGCTCCTCGTTCTAAAAAAATCTTTAACAGAAGAACAGGAGTTTCCAGAAGTATCGTATAGACGATCCATTTGGCATCACGAATACGATGATGAATAAGGAACATAAAAAATTAAAACGTAAGATTGGTAAGTAAACATGTTTAAACTTTGGTGTAAAAACCAAGGTTTTGCACATAGCTCCGATCTATCACATGTGCTCATGGACGGTGGCGTCCTTTCTGTGCCATTTGATAGATTGAATGAATTTTATACTAAATGTGTAGAAGCATACAATTCCGGTGAACAAATATTTATTGTCGAACAAAAAACCGAAAACTATAACTTTTTCATGGACCTCGATTATAAGGACGACGATGAACTAACCTTAGATCAAATTAAGGATATATGTAAAGTCATATGTGATAAAGTTTCCAAATTCGGGGGTAAAGACGCTTTAGTATCCGTCGCCGAACCAAAACCAATTGGTCACTTCATTAAAACCGGAATACACATCAATTGGCACGGGTTCGTAGTGAACAGATCGTCGGCTTTGGCTCTAAGGGAACACGTCATAAACACACTAAACTTAGCGTACGGATCGCGCGATTGGAAAGATATTGTTGATATTTCAGTCTATGGAAACTCTTCGCGTAATACAAAGGGAAGTGGATTTCGTATGCCGTGGTCACACAAAAAAGCAAAACACGAAGCATGTTCTGGTCAGGGGTGCGACGCGTGCAATAATTCAGGTAAAGAAACACAGAGTGAATATTTACCCATTTTTGTATATAAACACGGGCCTTTGTCAATGTTACAGAAAACAGAGCAAAAACCCTCTGTTGATATGTTACACATGGCAACTTTACGTACACAGAGTACAGATCCAGTTACAGTAGAAGGAACTACAAGGAAAAATGAAGGCTCTTTTACGAATATACAAACTAAAAATGAATTTAAAAATCAAGAAGCTCTTCTACTCGTAGAAACTTTTGTAAGAAAACATCTCGAAGGACAGAGTACTGCATCCGTTACAAAAATGTTCAAACACAAAAATCAATTTCTTGTTTCAACAACATCTAAGTATTGTGAAAATTTACGGCGCGCACACAGTTCAAACCACGTATGGTTTCATATAATAGGTGATACCATAGCTCAAAAATGTTTTTGTAATTGTGAAACCATGAAAGGCCGTTTTTACGGGTTTTGTAAAGATTTTTCAGGAAGACGACACCAATTACCCAAAAAGATAACGGACGTTCTCTACGAGGATGGTAAAGTTCAGGCGTATGTACCCAAAAAGAAAAGTCCGGAGACAAGTCAAGTACACAACCCGGATGAACTTATCGAAAAGTTTATAAAAAAGTATGTTGTACAAAAAGAAACATTTCATATCGATTCTATCAAAAAAGTGGGTGTTAAGAAATACACCGTAAACACGAACCACGAGTGTAATACGTGTAAAGAAATCGTATCTTTTAACATTATAAAAAATCAAATACAACAAACGTGTAAGTGTAATTGTCGTGCACATATTCTCACAGATAAAATTGTACGTACTTTATAGAATGTTGGCTGTATTACTAGTTGTTTTTATGGTATATTTAGCATCGTCTTTAATTAAAAAAGATACAGGAACCGACCATATAACCGAACTCATACGCAAAACCCTCCCTTATTCAGGATTAAACCAAGTTTTATACAGGGAATTCTTAGCAAATATGAACATGGCTATAGAATATAAGACACACGTAGAAATTTCAGAAAAGTTACTCGACCGCGCACTCAAAAATTTACGCGAACTCGCTCTTTACACGGTTTCGAGTGATACGAGCGTTATAGAAGAAATAGATACGTTGGCAAACCAAATAAACGCCGAATTTGAACTCGTTTTAATAAATGAAACTCTTAATAAAAAATAACGTATTTAAAAGAATAGTCATATACATTAATTATAATGACAATAAATCAAGGAACACGCACGCGTTCTGGACGCATTTCCAAAGTTCCGGAACGTTTAGATCCAATCGAAGATATACCAGAAGACGATTACTCAGACGACGATTACGAAACCGAATCTGATATCGATAGTGAAGATGATGTAGATCTTCTCGAAACAGACGACGAAGACGATTTCGAAGATGACGATAGCGATGTGGATGAAAATGGCAATTTGAAAGGATTTGTTGTTGACGACGACGAAGATGAAGATGAGGAATAATAAGCTTAAAAAAATAGTTTTATTTTTTATAAATGGAAGCTGAAGTTGGTACTCCCATAGAATATAATCCAGACGAATTCGTAAAAGACCAAAAAGAAGAAGAGCCGGAAAATAACGATCAGTATTATTTTCCGCCTCCGCAAAACCATTATTACGATCAACCACCTTTACCGGAAAAAGTTGATATATTTTCAAATTTAGATAAAACGGGGTACATTATTATTTTTGTTGCATTTTTATTAGGGTTTTTCATGGGTAAAACCATGCAACCCGTTATTCTTCGACCTGGATAGGTTTACCGCGTATCCATAAGTGTTCGGACGACGTTTGTTGCCCTTCAAAATCACCGATTGGACCAAGTTTAGGTTCTGTAAAATATGCGCGACTCACAACGAGTGGGTCCTTTAGTATATCCTTTGCGACATCGGACGCACTCACGTTTTCTGTACCTGATTTACTTTTTCGATCTTCGTATAATCGTAAAAATAAACCAAACATGAATAGAACAATAAGAATGGTGATTATGTTCAATATAATACTCAACATACTTACATTTATATAACAAAATTAATTAATTATTTAGATTCTACTTCTTCACCTTCCTCAACTTCACCTTCACCTTTCGTATCCTGGGCTTCCGTGGAATCTTCCTTTGCTTCGGATTCACGTTTCTTCCTTCTTTCTTCAATTTCTTCAGCGACAATCGCGTCCGCTTCTTTAACAAGTTCTTCCATTGGCGTATCTGGTTTCTCTTTTTGAAGGCGCTCAAGCACTTCAGCTGGGTGACTAATTGGTGGTTCATCGGGTTTCGTATAATACTTTGAGTTTTCATCACCCGGTTTAATGAACGTATTGGTTCCATTTTCCATCATGTCACGTTTACGTTCAGCAAACATCTTTGCGGCCAAGGCCTGATTTTCTTTGTATCCCGTCATGAGTTCCTCGAGCTTTTCGTTCGTATAGTGAACGTCCTCGATCTTCGCCGGGTCTGGAGGAATTAACAGCCATTTATACATGTCGACAACATAAATATCAAACGTCGCATCTTCTTTTTGAAGACGCTTCGCGTGTGAAGCCGCTTCATCACGAGTCGCAAATGTACCCCTAATTTTAATACCAAACTTATCGTTTTTTTGTGGTGCTTCCGGTCCTACAATGGAAAGACACGCGTAAAGTTGACCAGGAACGGTTGTGTAATCTTGTTCGAGAGACATTATTTATATTCTAAGTATGCTTAAAAACTTTAAGTCTATTATACATAACAATGCACGAGTTCTGGAATAAACAACCTGTTCCTCAAGATAAAGTTGTTTATGAAAAAGATGGTGAAATAGATTCATCTAGAAAACTTAGGTACGAAAAAAACCCTTTACCCGAAGGGTACGAATGGAGTTCGTGTACTGTAGACGAACTCTACGAATTTCTTAAAGAAAACTATATTCGCGACGAATTTTTTGAGTTTCACTATTCGAAAGAACTCATCGAATGGGCAACACAACCACCGGATCATATAAAAGAGTGTAATATAACTATACGTAAATCGGATACAGGAGAAATCGTCGTTTTCAATTCAGGGGTACCCGTGAACGTTCGTATCAACGAAAAAAATATTAAAATGTTACAAGCAAACTTTCTATGCGTATCCAAAAATATCAGGGATGTAAAGTTTACACCCACTATTATTTCCGAACAAGTTCGGCGTATGAATATAAATAACATATGGTCAGGTATATCTACCATTGTTAAACGAATACCTACACCCATCGCTAAAGTCAAATATTGGCACAGACTCATAAACGTCAAGAAACTAAACCGAGTAGGGTTTTCCAACGCACGGGAACAGGCGTACCGTATTTTAGGTACATCGCAGTTTAGGGAAATGACCGAACGCGATATACCTCGCGTCACGAAAATGTTACGCGATCATTTAAACCAGTTTAAACTTTCACTCGACATAGACGAATCGTACGTCAAACACTGGATTCTCCCTCGTAAAGATACCGTATATACGTACCTAAACGACGAAAAAGATCAATTTGCCACGTTTTATAGTTTGGATTACATACACAAACCAAGTGGTGAAACCATAAAACAGGCGTACACGTTTTACAACGTTGGGAACTGTTTAAAAGATGCCGTAATCATGGCACGTAATCGAGGTTTTGACGTTTACAATTGTCTAAACGTAGGCGTAGACGAAGAAGAACTTCGCAAACACAAGTTCATGGAAGGTACGGGACACAATCACTATTACCTTTGGAATTGGAAAATAAGTGAAGAAATACAACCTAAGAATATCGGGTTTGTTATTATTTAAAACACGAAGTTAATTAAAAATGGTACCCGAATCTTACATTAAAAAGAACGACGAAATCAAGGCGGTTCGCGAATTAGAAGATCATTTAAACAGGGACGTGGTCGATATTATTATAAAAAAAATAGAAAAATCAAACAGACTTGAATACGAAAACGAGTGTATAAAACATAAAAATTTTGCATCATGTACAAAATGGTTTAATATATTCAAAAATACATATTGGGGCATTTTTCCTATTAGAGGGGGTAGACAATTACCAGATTCGGAAATTATACTAAACCGTAATACCTTTGGTAATACTATGAAATCTGGTCGAAACCGTAGTGATTTCGAATATGATGAAAATTATTACGAACAACGTGCATATGGGATGGACCACAGAGAAGAATATATAGGTAAAGATGGTATAAAGTATCAAGTGTGTTCTCAATACCCGTATAATTTGATATTGAACGAAGACCAAATGAAATTGGAAGGATGGACAAAAATAGATCCATTATATCAAATCGGACAAGATACTTACATAAGAGAATTTGACAAGGATAAAATCAGGTGTAAACAAAAATTACGAAAATTGTACGAGGAAAAAAAGATGTATATGAAAAATGATACTTATTATGTTAAAAAATTGAAAAAAACAAATAAAAAAATCGAAGAATTGGAGGAATCATTGGGATACGTTTACGAACAAATATCGAAAAGTTTCTGAAAACAGTTCAAAATATTGTTATTTGTGAAGATAAAAGGGAACCTTAGTGAAGTAACTCCATTTAAAAAAGAAGAACGTCTATATAAATAAATGGAGGAGATACGCAAGTACCATAACGAGGCCAAGCGTCTCCTCATCCAATCGGCTACCCGCGAAGGCGACAGTATTTTGGATGTAGGATGTGGTTTCGGTGGCGATCTTCAAAAGTGGCGACACGTCGGGGCAAACATAAGCATGTGTGAACCCAACCCCGAATCACTCAAGGAGGCTAAGTCGCGCGCTAAGAACATGAAAATACGCGTCAACTTTTACGAGGGTGATATATTCGCGTGTCCCCAAAGAAAATACGACGTCGTATGTTATAACTTTGCGTTACACTACATTTTCGAAACGAAACAGTTATTCGAAACGTCACTCTTAGCCATCAAGAATAGAATTAAACCCGGGGGTCGGTTCATAGGAATAGTACCGAATTCCGATAAGATTATCATGAAAACACCCGTAAGAGACGATCTCGGGAACTACTTTTTAACGAAAGAAACGAGTTCGGGGAACTTTGGCGAAAAGTTATACGTCCACTTAGCCGATACACCGTATTATGCCGACGGACCAAAGGTTGAGCCCATTGCACACAAAGACATGTTATTTACACGCATGGAAGATTTGGGGTTTACTTTAACACTATGGGAAGATCTTAAAGGAAACCCGGTTTCGGATCTGTATAGTAAATTTTGTTTCGTGTTTAGGAAATGATTAGTTTCTATTAGTACGTCTACTCTGAGCAGCATTACCCACTTTTTTTCGTATAGTATTTGTGTTTGTGTTATTTATTTTAGTCTTCGAGAGACTGTTTGGTGTTTTTGGCTTGTTTGGTGTTTTTGGCTTGTTTGGTGTTTTTGGTTTTACAAACTTGACGAACGTTAAATTTCTTCTAAATAATGGTTGTCGTGTAAATGGATTTGAAACGATTTTTGTGTTTGGACTAAGACTGTATAAAGTCTTAATATTAGTGATATTAGTAGATGGGTTTTTCGTTTTTATCCAGTTTAGAAGTGATTTTTCAGTTAAGTACTTATTGTATCCGAGGTTTAAGGCATTATTACCGACACTGAAATTATACCCAGATATAGGATCGTTACGTTTAGTGTTTAGGGGTACGTTTTTTCTTGGAATTAGAATTTTAGTACTTGAATTCTTAAAAATTTTTAAACCGCTACGATAAAGACTACTGTTTATATATTTAAGGTTTGGGTTATTTTCCAAATAAAGATACTCTAACTTTTTAAGGTTACCGATTGATTCTGGTAACGATGTTAAATTATTACGTCTCAAAGAAAGATACTCTAACTTTTTAAGGTTACCGATTGATTCTGGTAAAGATGTTAATTTATTATACCCCAAATAAAGATACTTTAAGTTTTTAAGGTTACCGATTGATTCTGGTAAAGATGTTAACTTATTATCGCCCAAACCAAGATCATTTAAGTTTGTAAGTTTACCGATTGATTCTGGTAAAGATGTTAATTTATTATACCCCAAATAAAGATACTTTAAGTTTGTAAGTTTACCGATTTGTGGTGGTAACTGTTCTAATTTATTATTAGCCAAAAAAAGTGTCTCTAAGTTTTTAAGGTTACTGATTTCTGGTGGTAAAGATGTTAAATTATTAACACTCAAATTAAGTTCTCGAATATCTAATCTAGTGACACCTAGTGCCCTGAGAGAATTGGGGACGTTACTGTTACTACTCATATACCTTTACCTGTTATTATTATTTCTATTAGTACGTCTACTCTGAGCAGCGTTACCCGTTTTTTGCTTTTTAGTAGGTGGTTTGTTGTTATTATTTCTATTAGTACGTCTACTCTGAGCGGCGTTACCCGTTTTTTGCTTTTTAGTAGGTGGTTTGTTGTTATTTATTTTAGTCTTGTTTAATTTGTTTGTTATGTTATTTATTTTAGTCTTCGAGAGACTGTTTGGTGATTTTGGTTTTACAAACTTGACGAACGTTAAGTTTTTTCTAAATAATGGTTGTTGTGTAAATGGATCTGAAACGATTTTTGTGTTTGGACTAAGACTGTATAAAGTCTTAATATTAGTGATATTAGTAGATGGGTTTTTCGTTTTTATCCAGTTTAGAAGTGATTTTTCAGTTAAGTACTTATTGTATCCGAGGTTTAAGGCATTATTACCGACACTGAAATTATACCCAGATATAGGATCGTTACGTTTAGTGTTTAGGGGTACGTTTTTTCTTATTATTTGAATCGGTGGATAAAGTTTAGTACTAAAATTCTTTGTAATAACTAAACCTTCGCGATAAAGACTCCTGTTTATATATTTAAGGTTTGGGTTATTTTCCAATTTAAGTTCATCTAACTTTTTAAGGTTACCGATTGATTCTGGTAAAGATGTTAATTTATTATTAGTCAAATCAAGTTCCATTAATTTTGTAAGGTTACCGATTTGTGATGGTAAAGATGTTAAGTTATTATCATTTAATCTAAGTACCATTAATTTTGTAAGGTTACCTATTGATTCTGGTAAAGATGTTAATTTACTATGATACAAACTAAGGTACTCTAATTTTTTAAGGTTACCTATTGATTCTGGTAAAGATGTTAAGTTATTATAACTCAAATTAAGTTCCTTTAAGTTTTTAAGGTTACCGATTTCTGGTGGTAAAGATGTTAAGTTATTATAATACAAATCAACTCTCTTTAAGTTTTTAAGGTTACCTATTGATTCTGGTAAAGATGTTAATTTATTCTCACACAAAGAAAGATACTCTAACTCTTTAAGGTTACCTATTGATTCTGGTAAAGATGTTAATCTATTATTACTCAAATCAACTCTCTTTAAGTTTTTAAGGTTAACGATTTCTGGTGGTAAAGATGTTAAGTTATTATACCACAAATCAAGATTATTTAAGTTTTTAAGGTTACCGATTTCTGGTGGTAAAGATGTTAAATTATTACGATCCAATCTAAGTTCCTTTAATTTTTTAAGTTTACCGATTTCTGGTGGTAAAGATGTTAATCTATTCCTACTCAAATCAAGAATTACAATGTCTAATCTTCTGACACCGAGTGCCCTGAGAGAATTGGGGACGTTATTGTTATTACTCATATACCTTTACCCAATTTTTTTTTGTTCCTCTATGGTAAGTAAGTAATATAGGATGTTACTCGTAATACTCCTCGTACTAATAAACGCGTTTTTGTTTATCAATACACGCGAACCCGAAAAACTCACAGAGGTTCGCGAAAAGTATAGAATACTCAGGGAACACATAGAAAAAACCAATAACGAAGATTTCAAAATGTTGTGTAAAGAAATTCCGATCACCGCGCATCACCGGTTAAACGGGTCTATTGGGTATAACGTGAATAAGGGTAACGATATAGGTATATGTATAGACGGTGAACCTAACGAAATATTTCACGTACTTTTACACGAACTCGCGCACTGTACCGTCGTCGAGTATTCACATAGTAAAGAGTTTTGGGATAAGTTCGATAAACTTAGATCGATATGCGTTTCTATTGGAATCTACCAGGAAATACCACAACGAACCGAATTCTGTGGTAAACATATTCAGGATAAATAAATAATATTTATTATTAATAAAATGGAATCAGTCTCCGATTTAATGAAAATGTATGTTTTGCTTAACTGTTTACTCGCAACAATAAGTGCGCCTCTTTTAACGAATAATCAGTGGGTAAACATGGGTTTGCTCGTCGTTATACTACCATCAATTTTGTGTGCGTTACCGAGAGGCGGTAATCTATTTGGACGTTTAGCTCTAGACGCACCATTCTTAGTAGTTTCAACTTTAGTAGGTATGGGTATAGTTGCGGGTATTTCTCAAATAAACGAACGCATCGAAAAAGATTTTAAAGATTACGGTAAAACTACGAAGAGTACTGGTACTGTTCTAGGACTTCGCGCAGTTGGATTACTGTTCGGATTTCTCATTTCGTACTTCTTATTCGGAAAGAGAATGTATAAACACTATAATGCTATTTAAGCGTATCTTCTTGCTATATAAAAAGCAATAGCCGCGACTAAACCAGTTGAGGCTAAACCAACGGCACTTCGGTGTCCTTGGTCGTTCAAAAACGATGGGACGAAGTTTGCAAGTTTTTCCTGAACTGGCTTACTAATTGCCGCCGCAGCACACACCGCAACGATGAGTGCTTCGAACTGGTCGTCAGTAAGGTTGAATGGATTTTTAGATTCCGCTTGTTTCTTTTCTTGGGTTTGTTGCGTAACCGGTTGTTGTGCCATCATCATCGGCGTTTGCATTTGCATTTGCGTCATGCGTGGGTCTTGAGACATCATTGGTGGTTCCAGTGGGTCTTCAGCGTGTCCCATAACATCTGAAATTGGAGTCGAGTCCATCGTTTGTTTATTTTCAATATTTTTTTCGGGTGGATTATTCGGCACAAAGTGTGTCGACTGATTATTATTTAACGATACCATACCGTCACCAGTGTCAGATAAATTCATAGTTCTAACGTCCGTCATTTATGTAGTCATAGGTTTTTGAGATATGTCATTGACGCATTATTCGCCTGAGTGTAAAACATATCTCGGGTACATACCCAAAAATGTATTTAAAACCCTAGGTAAAACATCCTTTTTTTCACATTCGGGTATAGAATCGTTAAAATATATACGTTTGGAATCGTGGCATACATTTATGTACATATAGTAACCACCACCTGATGAAAGTTCGTTAAATTTTGCGTATGGATAGACCATTCTCGAACTGCATATTCTTCTGATAAAGTTCATTATTTATTATATTACTTTGTTTTTGTAATTTTAAGCTTTGTTTTCTTTGTTGCATTTTTAGCATCTGCTTCCTTTTGATCTAAATATTTGGGATTGTACATCTTTTTATGAAGTTTCCATAGATCAGGGCTACCAACTTTAAAATTTTTCCTAAGTGTGGCTTTGTACCAGAATACACAATCCTCTATTTTATTACTCTTCGACGTATTATCTAACACTAAACATTCGTAGTTTTCCGTACACGCATCCATAACTTTATTAAACATATCAAAACTCGGAAAAATACCAAAAAATGATTTATATATTTTTTCTCTATTCTGAATGATGTTTTCTCTCAAAACAAACACGTAATCGACGTTTGCCCTGAGTGCTGGTGGTAAATCCATGACGTATTGCATGGTAAGCATGAAAAATATGTTATAGTGTCGCCCGTTCATAAAACATTGGCGAATACACGTATCTTTCAAAAATTTACTATCGTACATACAGTCATCTAAAAGCATGAATGTACCGTTATTTCTACTTTTACCTTTTGTACCAACTAGTTTTCTCTGTCTCGAAATAACTCGCTCTATAGCATCTCTATCGTAATCACCGTATACGAATAAATCTGGTATAAATTCACCGTAAAAATGGTTACCTTCTTCCGTACCAGAAAGTACAACACCCGCTGGTATATGCTTTTTGTAATACATGATATCCTTGACCAATGTAGATTTACCCGTGTTACGTTTACCAATAAACACACACACCCGATCGTCTGTCATTTTTTCGGGTCTGAATTTCTTCAGTTGAAGGTTCATTCTACAGTACTGTCTCGTTTTATTTCATAAAATTTTACTCACGTAAAGTAAGAATGGCTGGTCGAATAAACCTTGCTGTCACGGGTATTCAGGACCAATGGCTTACTGGTGATCCCGAATTTTCGTATTTCCTGATGAATTTTAAACGACACACGAAATTTTCAATAGAGGCTATAGAAACACCGTTTGATGGTGATGTCGATTACGACGCAACCGTAGAGTGTCGTATTCCCAAAAATAAAGGGGATCTCGTACGAAGTATGATGCTTAAATTCACTTTACCACAACCATCCGGTACGGCATCGTCTGGATACGATATAAGATACAGGAAATCTATAGGTGCTCAAATCATAGAGTATGCAGACCTTTTGATTGGTGGTCAAACTATTGAACGTATAACGGGTGATTATATCTACATGTATGATCAAATACATAACAACAAAGATGATATAGACCAAACACTTTATTTCTTAACGGGGCATGATAATTATATAGCGGTTTCATACGATTGGGATTATAACGTCCTTTTACCGTTTTATTTTTTCAGACACCCAAGTTTAGCTATACCCGTATGTGCACTTACGAAACAACTCGTCGAAGTACGCATAAAGTTTAAGAAACTCGAAGACGTTGTTATTCAGTATAAAACCGATACGGATATCATCGATCCACCCACTGATGTTTCTTCTTCTATTAAAAAAGTATCACTCGTCACTGATTTCTTTTTCGTTACGGAAGATGAAAAGAACTTCTTACTTACCCGTCCTATAGAATATGTCATCACACAACTCCAAATGTCACAGTTTAAGTTTAAAGCAGGTGAAACTAAAAAAGCGGGTATGCTCAATTTTAAAAATCCTGTCAGGGAACTGTTCTTCTTGGCAGTGAGTGACGACGTTCATAAACTCAACCCAATAAAACACGTTACCATGAAATTTAACAATAACACGATAATAGACGCCGATAATTTAATGTTAAGTTACGAACAACCTTTGAAATATTATACGGGCGTTACCGAAAACAACTTTGGTGTGTATAGCTTTTCACTTAAACCTGAAACATATCATCCAACTGGACAGGTAAACATGAGTCGAATAGCTCATAATCTTATTGAAATTGAACTCGATTCACCAGACGCTAATTTTGGACACAAAGTATATGTATATGCAGTAAACTATAACGTGTTACGAATAAATAGCGGTCTCGGGGGTTTAAAATTTTAGTGCCTTATACTAGTAATGGCTGGACGTGTTCAGTTACAAACATCCGGACCACAGGACGCTTTTTTTACGGATAATCCAGAGTACACGTATTTTATAAAGAATTTTCAAAAACATACAAACTTTGCACCATTCTTTGTTGATTTAGATGTTGATGGTGAAATTGAATTTGGAAACACCATAAAGTGTACCATTCCCCAAAATCAAGGCGACCTTCTGAAAACCGTGAGTTTGAAAGTTGAATTAAGCGCTATAGATCAAAATTTAATTAACTCATTACACCAAAATACAACTGGTATAGGATACAACGAATCGATAGGTCACGCCATGATTGAATACGTCGAACTCGTCATAGGTGGTGAAGTTATACAACGCGTACCGAGTGATTTCTTAGCGATTTATTCGGATAACTACGTCACGCAGACGAAACAACATAATTTAGCCAAACTCGTGGGTAAACCACCTTTAGAGTTGTCAGGTACAGAAGCCATGACAACAACTATAGGGCATTATTTAGGAAACGCAACTTCAGATACTAAATATTTTATCGATATACCCTTTTACTTTTACAATAATCCTGAACTCGCGATACCACTCTGTGCCATAACACAACAAGAAATTGAAATTGTTATTAAATTAAGAGACGTCGATAAATGCATTCATTCGGTAAGATCAGATTCTTCATATGTTATGTATACAGGTCTCAAACCAAAAAACTTAATAAAAAGTGCTAAAATCACACTGGAAATGGTTTCTTTGGATGAAGAGGAAAAACAAAAGTTAAATAACCAGAAAATAGACTATATAATAACACAATTACAGGAAAATAATTTTCAAATTGAACAAAGTACAGACACGAATCCCGTAAGTTATAGTTATAAATTAAATCTAAAAAATCCTATAAAAGAACTCTATTTTTTAATACAAAGCAAAAGAAAAGGTGTCAATAGTTTTTTTACAACACCTTTTGACTATGATAATTCTAACCAAATACTAGATTCAATATATTTATCACACGAACATCTTAAAAGTGTAGAACTTAAACTTGACGATTTAGAAATATTAAACGACAAAACGGGTAGTATTATTAACTTACGCGCGGTACAAAGTGGTATACATCATTCAAGAACGCAATTGTTCAGAAGATACTACTCGTATAGTTTTGCACTCGAACCCGAACGGTGGTACCCTACAGGCCAAAGAAACTTTAGCTTAGTAAAAGAACAAATACTCAAAGTTACTATGAATAGCGAAGAAGAATCGGAAAGGGAACTTAGAGTTTTGGCACTTAGTTATAATATACTCCGTGTTGAAAACGGTATCGCTAAAACACTGTTTAATGCATAATGAATCAACAAGAAAAAGACGCAAACATAAACTTAATAGAACAAATACAGGAATCTGCTATTAACATTATCCAACCCGTATTCGAAAAGTCCATGATACTTGCAGCAGAATACGCAAAAGCGTGTGGACGTACTATTGTACTCGCAGAAGATATGGAATATGCCATGAAATATTGTGCCATGAACGAAGTTGGTAAGAAAATGGGATCACATTTCCCGGACATAGACGAAGAAGAATATTCAGATGAAGACGAATACATTGAATTTGAAGATGACGAAGACGTTCCTTTTACGCGATATTCAGGTAGAGAATACAAATTCGTTAAAATGAACATGGCATATGATAATTGGAATACATGGGAACCCAAAAATCCGTCAGAACGGATGTTAAAAAATGCCATAGATAGTAATGAACACATCAGATCCAGAGGGATGGACGACGACTTCTGAATATTTTAAAATATACGGTGATGAAAGTTCTAATTCCGAAACAGATACGGAATCGGATACGGAATCGGATATAGAATCTATAAATGTTGGTATGCTCAAGGGGTATCTAAAACCACAATACTACAAAAAGATTTTAGTCGAAGAAGAATTACTCCCAGATTAAAATCTCAGGATACTATATAAAAATGTCTACTGCTGCTGAAACTGTTACACTCGTCACGCGCGAACTCGAGTCGCAATCCCTGAACGCGATCGTCGCCGGTTTTTCATTCGCGGCCGCCCTTTCGTGGATGGATTTGGTAAGATGGTTGGTTAACCAAGTTGTAAAGGTTAACAAGAACGGTGGTATGAACTACACGCTCACTGCTTTGTTCACGACTCTCTTGTCTATCTTGGTCTACGTCGGTATCTCTCGTGTTTCCACGCGTGTCCAAAAGCCAGCGCAACCAATCTTCGCGGTTACTCGATAAGCTTTGGTTTTTTCATAACCAGTAATAAAAATAATCCGGTTGCGACTATCATGAATATAGATATAAACGCATCCCATCTATGCGGATCCTCTAATTCGGGGATACTCATAGGTGGTGGAAGAGAAAAGTCTCTTTCCAAATTAGTCACGTTCTCGAGTTTATCAGTAGAACACGTTACAGCAAGTTTAAGTATATGGTTCGCGTTTCTAAAATCATAGGGTATTAATCGGTTATTGCTACTATAATAAAACTGTACCCTTAAACTCGATATCGTTTTTTGTGACCCAGAATCAAAATTGTGTTCAACCGTATCATCGACACCCGAATAATTGATCACGTCACCGCACAAAAGTATACGTCCTGTATAAAAAGGTATTTCAGAAAACACGGTTTTGTTAAATTCGTCGGAGCCACTACTCAGTTTAACAATAATCGCATCCGCACCTTGTAAATTAATGCTCCCCGTTTCGAGCGTTGTTCCAGAGGAGGCTACGTTACTTGCTGGTAAACCTAAAATATCGTGTGGTGTCGTGTACCCACTCGAGCCAGTCGCGTACCCATTCGTACCCCCGTAAAACTCAAACGTAAAAGGTGCACTACCCGTAAACGTTATGGCATTCGTTTCCTTATCAAATATAGCAGATGTAATATCAGATGAAGCCGATACAATAGCTTGTGCCAAATCTTGACCACTATAGTTTCCTATTGGTATGGTGACTGGTGTACCATTTATATCAAACTGGTTATTTCTATCGTGTATGAGGTACTGACTATTGTGTATACGTGCAGAAATGAGCGATATTTTTGTCACGTCATAAATGGGATTTTTTAAGTGGACGACGTAATCACCTGGGTTTGGGTACAGAACAGGATCGCGTTCGCTACTGTCTATATCTAAGGTATGTACCTTCATTAAAATATATGAACAATATTTTAATGAGTGTATATCACGATTCAACAACTATTTATTTAATTACGAGAGACTGTGAACCAGTGGATTATTTGCGAGCTGTCTTTTAGCCACATCTAAGCTTGTACTCGATGCATTTGGATTATAGTGACCCTTGTATGCATTTAATTTATGGTAATCATTGTTTCTATATTGTTGCGTCCATGCACCATCCGCGGCGTTTACTCTTCCGTCAATTCGTGTTGTATCCGAACGAACACTCGTGACCATACCACCTTGGTTAAGAGCATCGGCGCGAACATTCATTCTCCCTGGACCAGCCATACGGTTCGCTTTACCACGACGGTCATCTGGTCTGAACCCATATTTCATGAGTTCTTCAACGGTGTGTTGCGTACCATACGTCCTCTTCTCACCAATTTTGCTCGCTGGTGAACTCAAATACCCACCAACAAAACTACTTATACCCGGTGCAGGTTGGTTATTGTACTGATACTGCTCCAAGTTACCATCCTTCTTGTTACGCGTCGGTTCTTGTGCGCGTGTAAGCGCAGAAACCGTCCTCTTTGCACTCGCGTACCCCAAAGTATCTGTACGTAACCCGGTTTCGGATCTATTCGTAGTTCTCTTCGTTCGCTCGTGTTCAGCTCTTGGTGTTCTACCACCCATACCTTGTGCTCTACCTGGTACTGGTGGAAGTCTACCTTGAAGAAAAGCGGTCTTTTCCGGTCTGTTGTGTGAAACTTCACCAATAATACCTCGTCGACCACCTTTGGAATCGTAAGCTGGACCAGATCTACCCGGCAAAGTTGTTAAACGGTATGCACCGACATTTTCTGGGTTAACACGGAACAGCTGTTGATGACCACCAAATGCAGGTACATCCGGACCAACACCTAAACCTGGACCAACGAGTTGTTTCTCAACTGGTGAAAGATTATTCATTCTACCCGCGTCGTACATTCGGTTTCGCATATCCAGTATTTCACCTCCGGAAGATCTACGTTGTGGTGCAATTTCAGCAAACGAACCCATTTCTTCCTTGGACGTATACGATGGTTCAACCAATGGTGATAAAGGACCTAAATAATCAGATTCTATGGTGATATCTCTGTTTGCAAATTCGGAAGAGACTTCCTGTTCTTGAATAGGGTTACCTTCTACTGTATACATTTCATTTGGACGACTTAATTTTCGACCAGCATAAACTAAACCGGCTATAGCCAATATTGAGATGGGATCAGCCATTCTTATTTCTTATTAAGATTTTTATTGAGGTATCTTTGCTGAAACAAACCATTTTGTGTTTCTGCTCGTGTACTCATGGGTTCGTATGTTTGTGTTCGAAGTGGAACTTTACATTCGACGTTTTGGAGTGGGTGGAAATTTCTTTCGTACGTTTTTGCCAAGACCTTGTTAAATCGGGACGTGGATTGGGGTCTGAGTTGATCGGAAGTTTCTATGTATTGCGCTGGTGCACCTTTACCCGCCATGTACGGCGCAGTTCCATACAACATCGTGTTTGGGCGACTTGAACCGTAATTCAGGGTACTGGGCTGGGGATACACAAAAACTTCTTCAGTTGCACACACGGGTGGAACCGCGTGATCTTGTACAACTTTCATGCCTGGTTGGAGTTGATACGCCATTTATTATTACAAAATATTTTGTTTAAGCAAATCGAGTATCTACTTTACTTTATTTAATTTATATGATTTAGTTTCTCACGTCCCCGTTTGGTGCTAAACCGGAAAAGGCTTCGAGTTGTACGCCTCTTGCATCTGGATCACATAATCTTGGGTCTTGTCTACACGTGTTTTGTCTCTTACCGTGAATAAACTCGTAATAAGGGGTATTACCAATAGAAGTATCTGGCATACTTATGAATTGTCTAGATAAGGCATTTTTCTGGTATTCTGGCATAGACGAACGAGAACGCGCTGGACCATAGTTTATACCTTCAGTTATGTAATCATTCACGGGCTTTCTCACGGTAGGGTAATAACACGATTGTGGCCTATCTGGTCTGTCTACGTAGTCTGACATGAGCACGTTACCCATTGGATTATCTCTCGTAGGAACGAGACACTCTTTACCAATGTTATTATATGCCGTAGTTGGTCTAATAGAATTATCCTTTACCATATTGGATTTTTCCATTATATAAAGAACACCGAGTGCAGTAGCACCCAAAACGAAAATACGAGGATCTCTGTTTATGAGATAGACTATACATGTCGCATAAATGATAAAACGTGCCGATGCATTAACACGTTCTGCTGAAGATTGTGTTTTTGACGGCCAAAATTCAAGGACTTTATCTGTACGAATCAATTGTTTTGGATCTTCAAACCAAGATGTCATTTATATATATTGACTTTATTTTTTCAACATACCACCTAACATGCCTTGCATGGTTTTCATGAGTGCACTTTCATCTAATTCCGAACCGTCGTCTTTCATTTTGTCTGCGCACTGTTTAGCTACATTTTCAATCATGGAAAGTGTGTCTTCTGGAATAGAACTGATAGTTGTACCGAGCATGTACAAAGTTTGAACATACTGCCAAATAGCATCTTTTGTGTTTTGTGAACACGAGGACCAGTGCTTTTCGAGATTTACATCTTTCATGAAATCCAAGTTTTTAGATTCGTTTATGAAAAAGGTATCGTCTTTAGCGGAAATTTTATCCGCGAACGGCGTAACGCTTGCCATAAATCCATCAACTACTAACCGGGGGTTCGTCTCTTTCATTAAATCGAAAGCCGATAAGCATTTCTTCAAGCCTTTTTCTTCTGGAAATGTCTTGTGTAATTCCACAAGAAATTGGCCCATCATTTCGTTAAATGCAGATACAGATGTCATTTTTATACTGTAAGTGTGTATTATATCTTTAAGTAAATAAAATTAAAAAGGTTCAGTTGATATAGTTTCCTTCTTACCTAAACCATTCGTAACAATAAAAAATACTAAAATTGCGTTGAGTGCGGCTGGTTTCGCGTATGCACTCACGGGAAGCTTACCTTCGTTATTTAATCTCGCTTTAAAGTGTATGTACCCAGCTGTTAGTAAAGCGGCAATTATACCGGCCCACGCGGGATCTCTCAAATAGTCTTCAAACTCCATTTATCTAATAGTAGCCAACTTTTTTTGCACGAGTTTCAGATGCGTCTGGAAACAAAACCCCTTCTTCCTCTCTTTCTTGTACTGGAGGTGGAGCGGTATTTATAGTCCTGAACTCGTTATCTAAAGGTGACGTTCGTGGTTGTTGTGGTTCTTCTCCCATTGGTTGTGGTTGTGGTTCTTCTTCCATTGGTTGTTGTGGTTCTTCTTCTCCCTCCATTGGCTGTTCGAACGGTTCTTCTGAAGTTTCTTCCATACCTTCTTCACCTTCTTCGAGAATGTCCGGATCTTCCGAATCGCCAACTTCGGCTTCACCTACATCCAAATCTTGACCTTCTTGTGTCTGAGACATGTATGTTTGTAAAATTTGTTGAACAGGTATGAGTTCCTTTATGGAAGTTTCTATACACGCGGAAAACCTTTCGTATAATTTATCATTTCTCGCGTGTTCGTTTTGGTTTTCGTGATAAATGTACGGATCCTGGTACAAATCTTTAGCGACGTTGTTATAACACGTCTGAATAAACACTTCGTTCGTGGGAAGTTTGAGTGAAATTTTCTTATTATCTTTGTTCAAACGAACAGCTGATAAAATTTTAACACAACTTACGAATACCGCGGCTAATAAGTCATTAAACCACGCACACCGGTTCGTTATATTATCCGTGTGCTGTTTTGACATAGCATCACTCCAATTTGGAACTTCTTTTAAAAGTTTTTGATACATGACAAGAACTTTGCGACCTTTAGAAAGTTTATACGCTTCTTCGTATAAGTTCTCGAAGGTTTCAATCATGACTGGGCACATGAGTAAACACAATTGACCAACGTATTCGCGTCGCGCTTCTACTAATATATTTAATGGATCACTCATATTTGTGATTAATTGGGTTTTTTTATAAACTCGTATCACGCGTTTCGCCTGTATTTATTCGCGGCCTTTTTAAGGTTTACAAAAGATGGGAATTCTCCTAAATCTTCTGTATCTTCGTGCTGAACATTTTTAATAGATTTTTTGGGTTTCCATGAAATACAGAGTTCGTATTCACCTATTTGTTGTACAGTAAACCCACCTATTTCAAATTGACGTTTTATATACTGTAACGCCTTTACTCTGTTAAAGTGTGGGTGTCCCATGACAAACGAAGGAATCTGACAAAACAAGTATTTGTGTCCTAATTCAACGGATTGTCTTATCTTTTTTGATACCTGTTCGTATATTTTGACATACGTCTCTTTTTTTAATCGATTCCTTTTTTCAGTTATACGTGATATTTCATCAATACTGATCATTACATTTTATTGAGAACTTTTAAATACGAATTTTACCGTACATACTTTGTGGTTCTGGTATAACCTTTTCTATAAAATTTTTACTTTTTATGATATCTATTTCACTTTGTCTGACATTCGTGTAATCTTCAAACTCTCTTCCTTTTATAGACGTTTGATAAATACTTGGGTCCGATGGTGGACTGTAATCTATAGGCTGTGTCGCCAAACTTAAAACGGTCGCCTTGCCGTCAATAATTCGTATATCCGACGTAACAGCAAACCCTAAAGCAAACCCCTTATGTTTAACCGCTATGAACATACATCTGTATAGTTCCTGGTTTGTTTCTTTGTGTACGTATTTTTTTACTAAGGTAGTTTCTATAATGTACGTACAAAGACCCGTTCTTTTTGATATTTCTTTATTTGTCGCGAATACCATTTCTTGCATGAGATCATTCGTGACTTCAACATCTTTATCGTATTCAATATATTCGGTTAAATCAACAGTCGTATCTTTTATTACTATAGGTCCTATAGGTTTGGTGTATCCAGATAATCCAAAGGATTCAGTGAATTTTTCTGTCCTGGACATGCTTATGAGTACAATAAGTAGTAATAATATCAATACAAGCTTCATTATTTAATATTAAAGGTTATTTTTTTATTAATTATTAAATAATATTATACAAAAAAAGTATACCTAAAACATAGAGAGTTTTTAAAAAATGTCTGTCAATAAAAGTACCAACTACTTACAAAAAATAATTTTATTTCATTCACTTTTCACTTTTTGGAATTCGAATATATAATTATTTTT